TTGTGCGGCTACTTTTTCCAAAGTACCAGCGTTTTCATCATTTAAAATTATTTCATCGGCTAAAATTTTCTTTTGCTCGGCGCTAACTTTTTGGTACTTAATTTTAGCCTTTACCTCTTCATCCGTAGCATCTGTTAATTGTTGTTTTAGCTTTATTTTTTCTTTTTCAATTTGGCGTAATTTTTCATCCGCTTTAATTTGGCTCTTAACAGCATCTGCTTTGGCTTTATCAAGTTTCAAACTATGTTCCATTGCCTCACTCATTAACTTGCTGGAGCTTTGCAATTTTTCAATGCTTTCAATCGTATTATCCAACGGTTTTTTTAATTCCGCTTGTAAAACTTTCGCAGTTTTTTCCAAATTAATATTTAACGTTTCGACTATTTTTATAGTCTTATCTGCACTTTCGCGGATTTCCTTATATAAATCCTCTTCAGCTATTTCACTACGCTTTATTTGATTTGCCATATTCGTTCAAAATTGTAAAATATTCTTTAACTGTTGTTTCTTTTGGATTTAATTTGTACCCTAAGTGCATGGATAAATACATCAATATCGTTTCTATGCTTTTTCCATCGCCAAAATGCACCTCTAAATCCTTTAATTTAGCTTCTTGTATCTCAATTTCAGTTAATTTAAACCTATCTTTTTTTATCACATATTCGGCTTGTAATAAGCCTATTTTGCGCTTAATTTCTAAATACTTTTTATATCGTTTATCCAGTCCAAAAGTGGCTAAATATTCGTTGTACAACCGCATCCAGTTGACAATATCCAAAGTTCTATTACCTTTGCCATTTCTTACATACTCTAAACGCCCATTATTACACTTAATCCAGTTGTATAGTGGCATTTCATCAATTGAGCCCCAATACCTCACGGGCATAAATGATATAATTTTCTTTAATTTTTGCCACATATTTATTTAAATTTTCTTCTGTTAAATTCAAAATGTTCAAATCCCACCAGTCTTTATCTTGCATTTTTGCGTAATCTGCGTTTATTATTATACCATCTACCAACACTTGTACAAACATGCTCATAAAAAATTCGCCTGTATCTTCCAAATTATAAGGGTCGCCCTCTTGCTTTCTTCCCTCACTTATTATCTCTGTCCAATAACTATAATAACCAATTACACGCCCCTCACTATCAACACCTTTTTCAATCAATTGTTTATCTTGAATTAACTTAATAATCATATCTTTTACCTCCCTATCGTGCGCTTCAAACCATGCTTCGGCATCAATAAGCATCTTATTGTTTTTTAAAAAATAATCAATTGCAGTTTTTCCAATCATAATACTTACAAATGTACAAAAAAAAGGGAGCATTTTGCCCCCTCTCTTATTTGGTTTTTCGTGTTTTTTTTACTTGTGTTTTTGGATTTGCTTTTTCCCACGCTTTTTTTACAAATTTTTCAGGTATGTTATGGAGGTTACTTATTGCAACCTCCAAACTTATAGCTTTTAATTTCTCAATATTAAACGTGGTCCTTCCTAGCTTCATTATACTGTAGCTGTTGCACTACCCGAAAAACCAATTTTTGAAACACTAACTTTAATTACATCGCCCGAAGTTGCAGGATTAGTAGCAAAGTTTAACGAATATGTACCGTCGGGATTTTCTGTTACGCTATCAGGCGCAAAAGTATCGTTATCCGTTACGTTGGTAATACTCCAATCCGCTAACTGGTCAGCTCCTACATACTTAATCTTGTTTAAAGCTGTTCCATAGTCTAATTTAGCGCTAAATGTTGCAACCGTAGTTGTGGACGCTAAACCGATTAAATTAACATCTTTCAAACCCTCTAAAGTTGTGAAATCAATCCCAGCTTCTTCAACTGTAATCATGTACATAGTGCTTTCATCGAATAATCTATCGAAATCAAAGCCTAACATGATTTTTTGCGTTGTGCTATCCGTAGCAAATGCAAATTTCGGGTCAAAAGATTGGTTATCTACTGGAATAGGGTATAAATAACCTCCAACCTCTGAACCGATTAAATTACCGTTTACATCAACTACGTAAACACCAAAGTCAACGCATCTTGATACTTGTAATTTACCTAATAAAGTTGGTGTACTATCTTCTGCCCAAAGTTCTCCAGCAAATGAACGTTTACCTTGGCGCAAAAATACCATTCTACCGCTGTTCGCCTCTTCAAATTGGCTATCTGCTTTAGGTAATTCTACATTCTCAAATTCAGGCAAAGGAAACCAACGTTTTGAAGCGTCAGCCTCGTTGATTAAGTTAGCCCATGTAGGCAAAGCATTACTTAAATCAATACCGTTTTTTGTACCGTCATTAGCATAGATAGGTACTAAAATTAAACTCGAAGTGATACCAAAAATTGGTACGCAATTCGGTCTTCCTGTGTTGGATAGTCCAACATTACAAGCGCATCCTGTCATTTTTTTTATTTTTTAAAGTTTAACATTTACAATTTTCTTTATATCGGGATAAATTTACTTCCAATGCAACACCCGACAAATTTGCATCTAGTACGTTTTGTAACACTCCCTTATCGTTTTCAACTCCAAATCGTGAAAAGGTTTTGTAAGTGTAGTTTTCAACTGTTTTATACTTTCGGTTTTGCTCAATAATCCTTAAAAATTCAGCCATTAATTTTTGCATAGGTTTTACAACTTGTTCACGGTGGTCTTTGGTATAATACTGGCTCGGGTCTGTTTCATCAAGGAAAAATAAACGTAAATTCATATCCTTTTCAATTGCCGAACCTTTGCCATATCCTGTTTCACTTATCACTTCCAATAACCAAATTAAAGGCAGTTTTTCGCTTAAATCAGGGCTAACCATAGTCCATTCGTTGTTAGTTGCAATCTTAGTTCCTGTAATGAAAAACGGATTAGGAAGATAAACAAAATCTATTGGCTCCCTGCCATTAACTAAGGCTTGTAACTCAATGTAATTATCTGTGTTCACATCCTTAATTAAATATTCGTTTTCATCTTCATCCTTTACAACTTTGCCAACACGTGCCCATTTAGTATTGCAAGTAATAAAGTGCTTAGTAATGGGGTCATAACTTCCATTAACACTATTATCCATAGCCAAAACTAAATCTTTAACGTATTCGCTAGTTTCCATAATTACAACCAAAAAGCTAAACCAATTTTAATACCATTGAATTTTAAGTAGTCTTTATTATTATCACAAATGTATTTCTGTATTGCCTTGTAAGTCCTCACACTATCGTTATAACGTGTGTAAATCATAGTGTTCAACGTGCTTACATTCTCGGAATTTTCGCCCATTTGCCTAACATTACCACTTACAGCAACTACATTTGTTTTATCCTTTAAGTATTGATAATAAACAAATCCTTTAATCATATCTAGCATCCCCTCCGAAATATAAACCCTACAATTAACCTCATCATATTCAAACTCATTGTACAAAGCCAAAAATCTTGCTTCCTGAGGAATACCAGCAACCAAATCAGCTTCAAAATCTTTAAATAATTCAGCACCTAATAGCTTAATAAGGTATTGGCGCTCATATTTATCAATATAAGCCTGTATTTTGTCGTTTTCGTATATTCCTTTGTGAAGTTCAAATTTGCCTTTTCCAAAGTCGTTAAATGTAATGTTAAGTAGGCTCATTTTTCTTTAGTTAAAACCACCCCTATTATTTAGAGGTGGTTGAAATTTTTGCAGTTGATTTTTTCTTTTTCGTGCTTTTGCACTCCTTACACTCTTCACAATTTGCGCCACAATCAGATAAAACAGCAATAGAGTTCATTAACATAAAATAAGATTGTTGCTCCGTTACCTCAATAACATCGCCTTTCTTCTTACCATTATAATCTCTAATTAGTTTTACTTTCTTCATGGCTTATTGATTAGATAGCAGTAATATCAGTTAACGCTTGTGCTATATCAGTACACTTCATGAAAGCATCTTGATTGATTTGTGCAACGTGGAATTGGATACGCTCAACAACTTTTAGTGTAACAATTTCGTGCTCGAAATTATCGTTGTTTTCGTAACTCATTTCTAAAGTTGCACCTTGTCTATCCAAAATCTCGCCCTTAGTACTATCGAAAACATATAAAGTATTTGCGGTTACTAATGGAGAAGTTACTATACGCATACCGTTCAAAATACCGTCGCCACTCATTACGAAGTTTGGTAATAAATAGTCTCCGTCTGCATTCTTTTGATGCATGAACTTAACGTAATCGTTATAATTCATTACAATAGTATCAGCATTCCAGCTGTTTTCTTGCCCAAAAGTGTAAATTTGCGCTTTCATTGCAGCAGTTAATTCCGCTAAAGTAGCACTTGCAAATGCTCCCGTATAAGGTGCCAAAACGTTTGCTGGATCAAACTCAGAAGCTACAGCATCAACAGATAAAATATCTCCAGCTCCCAATAAAATTTCGCTATCTTCCTTTAATTTAACCGATTGGTTAACTAATTGTTCAACCTCAGAAGCTACAAACGCATAATCATCAATCATGTCTAAACATACATCAACGAAATCACGGATTTTCTGAATTTGCACCGTTCTAGTAACCCAAGTTTTCTTCGTGTTACTTGTTGAGGTAGCACAAGCCACAACCACTTTCGCATCTCTAGTTACTACATTTTCCTCACGATATTTCACGTATTCAGTTGATACAGGTACTCTACGGAATAAATCGATAATTCTTGTCGCTCTTACTGGCTTAAATACAGTACCTGACAAGAAAGTAGCATAATCCGTACGTGTACCGATGTCGCTAGGGTCTTGCTGTGCCTTAATCTCTAACTCAAACTTTTTGTTTGATTTTAAAGCCTCCTTAATTTCAGCAGATTTTTCGGATAAAATACCTACTAATGTTTTTGCTTTTTGATTTGAGACTTTTGATGCTTCTTTTAAAGCATTAATTGAGCCCTCTAATTCAGCAAATTTACTCTTTAATTCTGCTGTTTGGTCTTTTTCCGCTAATTCTTTTACAGATTTCAATTGGTCTTTTACAGCTTCTAATTCAGCACCGCCAACTAATCCCTTAGTAGCTTCGCCGATTTTTGCTTCAAATTTGGCAATTACTTGCTCTGGTGTTAATTCACTCATTTTTTTTAAATTTTAAGTTTTACAATAAATTATTTAGCTTGTCCCAATTAAACTGTGATTTTACATTGATTTGCTCGATGCTTTCGGCTTTGGGACTTGTAACCGTTGGCATCATTGCAAGGTCAACTAATCGAGAATTTAAGTATTTTAATTTCATTTCTAAATTGTAAAGGCGTTCATCTGTACCTTTGCCATTTATTAATGCTTTAGTAACAATTTCAATTTCTTTGGCTGTTTTTTCAACTAATTCAATTTTATTTTCTGATTTTCCAACGCTTAGAACTTCAGTATATTCATTTGCGCCAAAAGTAACCGCAGAACCTTCGAATAGCTTAACCTCGAATATCTCAAAATTGTCGCCAACTTTTCTAATATTATCAGTTAAATATTGAAATCCGATTGAGTGTTCCTTTATAATACCCTCTTCGTAATCTCGTAAAGCATCTTCGCCCTTAGTGGATGTTGATAACTTACCCACCGCAAATAAACCTAAATCGTCCTCTTCCAATCGGATAAACTTACCGATTTGATGTTGCCAGTCGTGATAACGTAGAAAAGCTATTTTCCTGTTACTTGCACTATCCACCCCCCTATCGGCTAAACTACGCTTAAAAGCACCTTTCATTATAATGTCGTTATCGCTATCTAACACCCCGAATTTGCTTAAATACATAGCAACTTCACGCTTCCCGAGTGATAAATCTTTTATCTCGGATAGGCTTTTAGTCGTATATTGGTTTAAATTTCTGTTCATTTATTTTATCTTTGCGTACAAATTTACGTAAAAATACGTAATTTTACGAAAAACTTTTAAATAATGAAAAATAATTTTTGGAGTAGTTTATTTGGTTGGTCTAGTGGAGCAACTGACAATATACAGAGAATGATGCAAACTAATAGCCAATTTTGGGGGAATACAAAGCCAAAATGGGTAGATACTAGCACACCGTATGATCTGTATTTAACTATTCCAGAACTTCGCGCTGTAATTAATAAACGCGCTATAATGATGAGTAATGGAAAACCCGTACTTTGCGACAAAGAGGGAAACATAATTGAAAACCATTGGGTATTAGATTTAATCAACAATCCTAATCCTATGCAAAGCTGGTCGGATGTTATGTATTCTTTAGCTGTTAACGACGGATTATTTAATAATTCATTTGCCTATTGCCCTGTTCGTTCGTTTGATATTCGTAATTTAATGCTTCCATTACCAAGCAATAAAATTAAAATTGTTGGTACTGGAAAATTTTTAAATCAGTTAGAAAAAGAGGGGTTAATTAAGAATTACCAATTTTATTACGATAATAATAAGTTTGAAACTATCGAATTAAAGGATATGATATACATGAATACCCCCGACGGTATCAACTTAATCAATCCAGAAAATAGGATAAATACGTTAAAATACCCTTTGTCCAATATTATGGCCACCTACAATAAACGAAATGTTATACTTGAAAACATGGGCGCTATCGGTATTTTATCAAGTAAGAAATCGGATATGGGCGGTTCTTTACCTATGACACCCGAAGAAAGAAACGAAATACAAAAAGACTGGGTATCTAGGAATAAGGATAAATTGGTTATGACTGAAGCGGATGTTACTTGGACGCCTATGTCCTACCCTACTAAGGATTTAATGTTATTTGAGGAATTGAATGAGGATAAACAAGCTATAATCGACGCTTATGGATTAAACAAATACGTGTTTTCAAACCCTACAGATAGTATTATGAGTAATCTTGAACAGGGTATGAGAATGGCTTATCAAGACACTATAATCCCCGAAGTAACACAAATGTACGACAGCTTAAGCCAACAATTAGGATTGCTTAAAGAAGGTTTATACTTAAAGCCTGATTTTAGTCATGTTGCTATTCTGCAAAATGATGAGAAATCGAAAACGGATGTTGTTTTATCGTTGGTACAAAACGGTGTAATTGATAGTGCTGAAGCTCGTAATGAATTAGGCTACCCAGTTAAGGAGGAACAGGGTACACCAGTTCAATCATTAAATGGTGCTCAGGTTACTTCAATGGTACAAGTTGCACAGGCTATTAGCGAAGGTATTTTAAGCCCTCAAAGTGCTACGGAAATCTTAATAATTTCCTTTGGAATTACGAGGGAACAAGCAAACGCAATTACTAGCACGATTGAAGTTAAACCACCTCAACCAACTAATTAACGTTTTTAAACAATGATTTAATTAGGATTGATAAACCTGCTAAACAGTCTGGCGCATCATCATGTTTATTTTTACCCTCTTTTGAAAAAGAAAGTACATTTTGCATGAATAAATGGTAATCTGTTTTATTCTGTTCCACAAATGTAAATTTATTAATGATAAATGCGCTCTCCATTATTATCCTTGTAATCTTATTCTTAGTATTGTGGACTTGTAACAATTTACATTTCGTTTCTTTCTGCAAATTTCGGCTAAACATCGCGCCCATGCTATTACTTTCTACCCTGCAATATTTAACATCGTATCGGTTCAATAGTTCGGCGCATAAAGGAATTGTAATATCTGTATTATCTCGGCTAAATACGTAATCAACTATAAAAACTTCATTGCCTACTATTCCCCCAATTGCTAAGGCTGTATAATCGCTCCCTTGATCACTTACATCAATGTAACCTACATAACCCTCAACTTTAGATTTAATTTGCTCAAATTCTGTATTTGGCATCATTTTAAGGTTTGAAAATAACCGCCCTTGTAAGTCAACAGGCTGTTGCATGTACTCCGCCAACCATGTATCTTTATTTATTCGCCCTCGCATTTCTTCATATTGTGCGGTGCTCATGACATCTTCGCAAAATGTTTCGCCATTTTCGTTAATTGCTGGGATGATTATACTTTTATCATACAGATTTTTCTCGATATTTCGCCCTATAACGTCGTTAATACTCCAACGTGTACCAATATCAATTTTTCGGCAATTTTTTTCTAGCCTACTATCGTGGGTAGCTTCTTTCCATGCCAAAATCTTATCGTTTACCGTATCAGATAGCGCATCTTCCATACCTCTATACAAGTCATCTGTAACCGCTAACTTTGTCGCTCCAAATCCGATAATCGTACCACCTACACCAGCTCCGAAATAACCAACTTGTTTTGACTGGTTTGTATTCCACCCTTGCAAATTTGCTTTATCATCGGATAAATTTACATTCGAAAATACCTTTTGAAATTTATCGGATTTTAGTACGTTTCTAACATCATAGCTAAATTTCAAATACAAAGTAGCCGTACAAGTATTACGCATTACACTCTCTTGTGGATTTCGCCCTAAAGTCCACGCGCAAAATAAGGTCGTTATGTACGATTTTCCAGCTCTTGGTGGCATTGATACGCTTAGGCTGTTTATTTTTCCCTCTTCAATCTCTTGAAAAGCATCAGCAACAACTTTTAAAAAGGCTCTTTTCTTGAAGAAATCAGGTTCGTAAAATAAGCAAAACTCCCAAAAATTTCTTCTTGAGAGTTCCGCTCTTAGTAGTTCCTTTATAGCCTCTTTTTTATTCATTTAGTAAATCCTTAATTTC